TGTTTTTAGATTACCATCAAACGTAATCTTTGCTTCTCCAAGTTCTTCTTTTGCAACAGTGTCGAGTTTATAGTTCTCTGGTTTGGCGTTGTGAAACTTTTTATAAATTTCTATATAATCTAATGTTACTATACCCAAAAAATCATAAGCAGTATAAGTTTTATTCTGTATCGTCATTGTTCTAGTTTTTATCTCATTCCAAGGTGAGATGTTTCTAGCGTAATCTTTTTCTATTAACCTATTCATTCTTCCGACGAGATAAGGTATATCAAAAAAAGTTATATTGTAACCGGAAATCACATCGGGAGATTCTGCTTTAATATGTTCAACAAACGAGCATAATAGTTGAGTTTCTGTTGAACATTTTCTATATTCTACATTTGATTCGGATGGTGTGTAATCGCCTAGACCAAAAACTACAAAATTTTTACCAACGCCGCAGGTTATTGCTATGACCTTTTGATCAAAAACTTCCATACTAGGAAAACCACTCTCGCAAGTAGTTTCTATGTCAAAGTATAGTACTTTGATTCTATTGAGATCGTAATCTATTCCATTTTCGTACATATCAGAGATGCAAGCATAATCATATTGCTGTAATCCCCAAACTTCATAGTTGTCAACATCGCCGTAGTTGTTTACATAATCTCTTGCTTCTGATATGCTATCAAATTTTATTCTATCTAACCACTTCTTGCCATCATAACTAATATATTTTGTACTTTTCTTAGAAGGCAAGAAAAGACTAGGCTTATATGGAATTTTTTGTTGTACACGGCGACCGTGATCGTATCCCGTATACAACACACTATTTCCTCTAACGGAAAAGTGTGTATAAAATTTTGACATGTTATCCCGTAATCAGTGATGATGGTGTTATGAGACCAGTAGACATTTGCCTATATTGTGCGGCAATCTCTTCTGCTGGTTCATAATCATACATAACGAACTTTTTGTCAATCTTTATTTCAGCTTCGGGATTAGTTGCTATTAGTGGAACAATTAGTAAATCTGGACCTTTTGGCGTGTGTCGCATTGCCAGTATTAGTGGAAATCTTATATTGATGTGCGTTTCGGATTGTGAAACCAATTCCGCAACCACATCTTCACCTGTACTCAATCTAAAACATCTTGATGTGCTCATAATGTATCCTTTGTTTTATACGCAAGGGTAAAATTGTTTGACTCAACTTCTACACTCTCGAAGGCAAACGTTCTATGCCCTCGCATTTTGGAGTAGAAATCTCCTATTTTATTGGCTCTCCAATCACCAACGACGACTTCTTTATTTAATCCCGGCCAAGCGGCGCTATTAGTTCCTATCAATACGGCCTTTGATTCTGCTTCTTTATAGAGGACTGAATCTTGATCAAATCTTTTACCAAAAATTTTTAGAAATCCTTTTAGTTTGCCATTATCATCTTTATCTGAAATTACCAAAAAACTATTTTCAATTACCTTTTGTGCTTGTGTAGTGCCAGCATCTTCTATATAATGACCTTCAACATTTATAAAACCAAATCCGGCAGATCGTATCAAAGATTTTAATTGTTTGTTTCTATTTAAATTTTCTTCTCTTGAATATCCCTTTCGGAATGCGGTCATCATACCTATAGTTTTTTCTTTTGTGTGTTGAAATATTCTGGACAAAGAAGATTCGTGTAAGGCGTATTCTTTAAATTCTAGAATATCTGGTTCTTTATTCGCTTTCATTTAAACCCTCTTCTGATTGCAATTCACACAATCCGGACAAAAACATTTCTTTTTCTTTTTGTCTACGTCTAATCAAGCCTTTTACTACTTTACCTTTGGCGAGTCGCCATTTATCAAATTCTTCGGCACTCTCTTCATACTTGCCTTGATTTAATAATTTTAATAATTGTGAATTCTTGAAATTACCTTGGCCGACATTATATACAAAAGAAACCAAAGAGTCAAACATTTTTTGATTAATTTTTACCTTAACTCTGTTATTAATACATTGTTCAAATTCAAATAAATCTTCCAATAATGCATCTTCGGCTTGTTTTTTATTCCAAACCATGCCAAGTCTAATAGGAGATCCTTTATATCTTGTAGTACCATAACCAATTGTCGGAACACCAGCAGAACAAAGATATGCGTGTAATCGCAATCCTTCGAGAGTTTTGATTAAATCAAGACCAGACGTTGAAATGCTTCTCTTTGCCATGATTATTTACCCGTTGAACCAAATCCGCCCGCTCTGGTGGTATTGGATGGTTGTGTTAATGTTTCGACTATGCTGTATTCATAATTCTTCATTAGCTCGCCCTGTGCGATTCTCTGACCGTGTGAAACTACTATATCGGACTTGCTATGATTAATCATTGCAACCTTTAGTTCGTTGACATAATCAGCATCAATAACACCCTCGCAGTTTACTAGAGTCAATCCGGACAATGCTAATCCAGATCTTGGATGTAACCTAACGGAATGTCCATTAGGTATGTCGAGAATAATTCCGGTCGGTATTAAAGCAATATCGCCCGGCTCTATGGAAACAAACCCATGTGTAAGTGAAATTTCTTGACCATTTAATAATGGCTTAGAACCTTCACTCAAATATGCCGCTATGTCAAAACAAGCAGATCCTTCAGTCGCAAACTTAGGAATTTTTGAGTCTGCGAAAATAGGATAAACACATAATTTTATTTCCATTACTTTTTTTGCCCTATATTATATTTTGCAACCAATCTCCATTCACTCTTTTCTGAATGTGGTATGATTTTTATTTGCTTGATCGATACGCTATTATTCTGCAATACCGATTCGTTTAGTATTTCTACTAAACCCCAAGTCTGCAAAGCCAACGCTATGGCATTTCTTCTAGCTATATCTTCTTCTGAAATATTTGCTGTTTTACCATCAAGCAAAAATAGTTCTTTAAAATGGCAAATGTAATATTTACCCCTTTTGTGCAGTATGTGACAACTTTGATATAAAGTTTTATTTTGTTTTGACGCTACACCAATTCTAGTTAAAGTCTCTCTTATTTTTAGAAAATCTTCTTTATTCTTTAGTTGGACTTCAACAAACTTCTTTACAATATCATCATTATTATTCATGGCAACTCCATTATTTTATACCATTACAAATGACCTTTATTTTATTTATATCTTCTTCACTCAACACTTCTAAATGTATCAGAGCTTCTCTCGTACTGCAATTAAAATATAGCTTTATATGATCAACATTTTCTATTTTTATTTTCTTACCCCAAGAACACTTCCTTTTCTTTGATCTTATGGATTCTCTAAGATAATCATACTGCATCTTTTTCGATAAATGCCAGTTACGATTCATTTCCTGAGCATATAAGATTGTATCTATATTTGAAGATAGGAATCTGTTAATAAGATAAGGATTGTAATCCTGTTCAGGATATTCACCAGTTTCAATTAAGTCTTTTTTGTTTTCTTGTATAGAGTTTAAAAAATCAAATACACAGTTATTGCTCATATTAATTCCAAATAAGATTTACCATCAATTCAGTCAAACACGCCAACAAGCATATTTCTGGATCTACAGAGAAGTTTGCCTTATATTGGTAATCCGCTAAACATATAACAGACTGAGGAACTGATTGCTTTGCTATGTGTTCACCTATGCTATCATAGATTTTTCTATATAGAGCTTGCTGATCTGCATCAGAATTGTTCACCACCCACTCTCTTACCTGTGTGAAGTTCTTATCCTTCATCGACTTAAATAGAGAGGTCAAATTGGCATCTCTAAACTGTCTTAGTACGCCTTCATTTATTTCTTTGTTATTTGAAGCAAATTTTTGCAATTCATTAATAGTCTTTCTAAAGTCTGGAAAGAAGTTCAGTATAACTTGTCCCACAACTTCTGGCTTAAACGTAACCTTTTCCGAGTTCAGTATGAAAGATATTCTTCTATAAACGTCTTTAATCACCTGTTCTTTGTCGGATTTTTGTATCGAAAACTCTACTGTCGAGCATCTAGAATGAATGGCATCTATAATTCTATTTTTGTAATTACAAGTGAGTATAAAAGAGCAATTTATTGCAAAGTCTTCCATAAAGCCTCTCATAGCGGCTTGAGCATCGGGTGTCAAATGATCTGCCTCGTCTAATATTAGAACCTTTCTAGAACCGTCTAGTGACTTGGCCGAAGCATATGTTTTCATCTTAGTTCTAAGAACATCTATACCCCTTTCGTCGGAGCTGTTTAATAACATATAAGAACAGTCCAATTCATTACACATTGCTTTAGCTATTGTGGTCTTACCCATGCCTGGACCACCGCAAAGTAATAAGTTAGGAATTTGACCTTTGTTTACTATTTCTTGAAATGTAGATTTAATGTGTAATGGTAAAATACAATCAGCTACTACGTTTGGTCTATACTTCTCAACCCATAAGAAATGTTCCATATTGACACCATAATAAAAATTAAACACTAGAGTTATCTTATCAGTAGAATTGAATAAAGACAAATATTTTTTATCTGCCTTCGCCTACTTTGTGTAGATATTTTTCTTTAGCTTCGTCAAAGGATTTCATTGAAATTAAATCATCATAGAAAAGAACTTCATCTCGTGTTCTTTCATTTTCTATAAGATTCTTAATTCTTTTAGATGCATACTTCTCTTTCCATAGAGAAGAGAAATATTGTTCAGATGTATCACACTTCTTGATCAAATCTTCTTTTGCTATTTCCTTGCGTAGAAATTCATTTCCATTATTATAGAATGGAGAAAAATAAACACCTCGAACATGTTCAGTTAATACCTTTTCTTTTGGAATCTTTAACTTATCGTAAATAAAATACAAAGAACGAAACTTATGGTCTCTCTTTAATTTCTGACCGTCATCTTTAGTGGCGTGCCAATAATCCCAATAAACTCTAGGATGATTTAAAGCCAACCAATCTAATAGTTTTCTTTTTATATGCCAGGTAGGTTCCCAAGGTGTCTTTCCCTTTGTACCTCCCATATTCTTCCAATGTTTTAGATTATCATATTGAGAATATGTTCCATATAGACTCGTCGTGGTCATTCCAATCAATATATCATTATACTTCTCAAGCCAAGCATTTTGCACGTTGTCGGATAGCGTCATTAAAGCTATTAACTTGTTTCCTAGAAAGTTGTAACCTAATGGCTGTACGGCAACTATGGTAGAACCAATTGCCAAATGATTGATCATCTTTTGCGAAGTTTTGACATCTCTTGACCATCCTATGTGTTTATCCCTAACCGAGAGATCCATAAAGTCGGAAGATATGCAAAATATTCCTAAGTATTTGTTGGTGATTCTATCTTTGACAAAGTATCGTAAATTTCTACCTATGTTGTTGTTAGAAACTTGACTGTGTATAAAGATGCGAAGTAGATTCCAATTTTTGGTAGATTCCGCATCATCACACAATTCAACACAAGGTTCTAGTTTAGAATAATCATCAGGACTATTAGGAATCCAAATATTGTTTTTTAATCTTAGTATTTCTGACATTTGCGTTTCACAATCTAGTGTTACGCAAGTTTCTCCAAACAAGTTCTTAGTGATTTTTTTGACTGGAAACTTTCTTTTTATTTCATGCCATTTCTGATGAAATGTATACTCTTGTACTGTCATCGTGGATAAATGGTCCAATTCCTGTATAGTTATTTCTCGCAAAATATGATCTTCGGTCTTCTCATACTTACTGAAATCTTCGGAATTGAACCATTGATTATACTGTTCGTCTAATGGAATTTGAGATGACATTACACAATATTAAAAGTAAACTATTTGCCGATTTGAGTGTCAGAATCCGGTGCAATCCAATACTGCACATCGTGTCTATTATTTTTAAAGTTTACAACACTTTCACCGACATTTACAGTATAGTCTCCTGGAAGTATTTTGAATTTATCTACAGACAAGAATGCAGAAAAGTTACCAGCAATCTGATCATCCAAATACAAAACATGTTTATCTGACAAATCATTCTTCTTATCATATGCTTGTAGTGTTACGTGTTCTGAGTCTACGGTTATCAAAACATCGGTAAGTTTAAGTACCGAACTCTTTTTTAAGAAATCTTGTAAATCTTGGTCTTTCAATAGAAATTGAATATCATACTCAAGGTTTTGACTTGTATTCTTGATGTATTTTTCTACCTTTTCAAAATCATTTCTTTGTGAAATTATCAAAGGATCGGCAAATCTATAATCAGTTCTACTTTTGTTTGCTATAATCTTTACACTGTTTTCATTGAATTCAAATGTAGGATTTTCAAAGAATGAGACCAGTGACAGAAATCTACTTAGATCATAGATGCCAAAATTAACAGGAAAGTTTTCCTCGACTTCAGCAAATCCAATTATACTTTTATCTTGTGATGATGTCCATATTTGGTTACCAGACTTGATAAAAATTGAGTTGTTTATTGCGCTGAGGTTTTTCAGCAATGACACTGTATGTTGGCTTATCTTCATAATATATCCTAAAAAAATGTGCGGTGGTATTCCACCGCACAGCATTATACTATACTCTTGTCTTTTAACCTAGAGTTTTTGTCTTGCCGTTGCTAAAAACGACAACATTAGGATTGTTTCTGAATTCTCTAGCGAGTCGATAATTATAAACAACTTCCTTGGTCTTCTTATACCTAGTCTTGTTTGTAAAAATTCTATAACCATCCTCACGCAATTCAAATATACGGGCAGACAGATTTTGTATCCCCCAACTTCTTGCCCTACGACGAGTGAGTGGTCTTCCGGTCTTCAAGAAATTCAAAACTGTATCAACTTGTGTCTTACGCATAATGTTCTCCATAAAAAAACATGTTAATTGTTTAAATTATAATATGCTCATCAAATTTAGTTAGCACGATTGCTCACCAAAAAACGTTCTCTTTGCATTGCGGTTATTCCGTGTCTACCAAACTTGCGTACAGGTATACCGTGTACATTTTGTGTAGATTTAGACCTTACCACGGGTCGCTCCGAGGCAACAGCAATATTATTGGTTGTAATAATTCCTGTAAATAGAATACATCCAATTAAAAGTCTAAAAGGTTTCATATTTTTATCTCCTTTAAATCACTTACTAAAACTTATTTTTTGACACACATTATAGTTATTAAGATGATAATATACTCACAAAAAATTGTCAAATATTTTTTTTCTTTCTTCCCTTCTTCTTAGGTTCTTCAATTGTGTTTTCGGATAAAATTAATTCCATTTGAATACAAGGAACCAAGACTGGATATCCCACTTGATCGATCAATCCGTGTATCTTGGCTTGCTGAGAGTCCAAATATATGTCGGCATGTTTGTGATCTGCGAAAACCTTTTTGAAGTAACCAGGCGATTTGTTGCATTTAACATCTAGTAACTCGAAAATTAAATTTGTCAATCTTTCGCACTCTTTAAAATCTGCTCTAATTTCTTCCATTTTACCAAATGAAAAGGAGGCTATGTCGTGTAACATTATTGTACAAAACTTTGTAGCAAATCTATATCCATTAGTTCCACCCAGAGACAGTAGTAAAGCACCGCAAGACATGGCCTTTCCTAAGGCTATTGTAACTACTGGCTTTTGCGCTGAATCTATTACATCTAACATCGCCAGTAATGAGTAAGCATCACCGCCAAAGCTATCGATATAAATTGGTATGTAAGGAACTTGATTATTCAAATTAAAATCATCGAAAAGTTCTCTAAACAAAGATACCGAGTTTTCGTTAAAATCGTTGATATGAATACCTTTCTGTAATTTCTCAGAAAGTCCTATTTCAACTTTATTCGTTGGCGGTGGACTAAAACTATCACTTTCATGCATTTTTTTTATTTTTATCATTTTTAAGGCTCCGTCTTGCTGAATCCTTTGTCTACTCTATATTTAACCGTTTTATCGAATTTGTCAACTATGGATTCTTTGTGGCTGATGACAAATATATTAGTATCGTCAAATATTTCTTCTTTAAATATGGATAAAACATTTTCAGTGGCGGCAGTATCCAAATAAGAATCAAAAACTTCATCCATAATTAGAAGATTTGTATTGACTGAGTTTTTGGATTTAGCTATACAACGCCAAGTGAATAATAGTGCTAAATCAAGTCTCTGTCTTTCGCCTTCAGAAAAATTTTCATAACTAAAAAAATCACGACCTTTGGATTTTATTTGTTCTTCAAAATTTTCATCTAATTTAAAATTTACATAAAATGACATTGAGTTTAAAAACATATTTACATATTGATTAATATATGGAACATATTGTTCTATGATTTTAGACTTTACGCCGTTGTCCTTTAGTATTAAACTGGAATATTCAATTAATTGTTGCTCATAAAGATGAGATTCTTTTTGTGATAATAGAGATTTCAATTCAGAATTTAAATTGTTTAGTTCATCCAGTTGTTCTTGTAGTTCTGTATCTGAACGATTCATTTCGTTTATCTCTTCTTTGTATCTTTTGATATTAGTCTTATGAAACGAAATCGCTGTATTCTTTTCTCGTATTTCAAAATCAATCTTTTGTATATCGGATTGAACGTCTAATATTGAAGTTTTTTCCATTATCAGCTTTTCTATCATAGCTTCGGTTTGCGATAGTCCAATCTCAACCTCTTCCAAAGCTGAAGTTTTCTTATGTACCTCACATATTTTTGTATCTTCTGCGATTGATTGCTTACAGGTAGGACAAGTTTCATTTTGACTGTAAAACTCTATCTCTCTACTCAATCTGGACTTATTATTCATTAATTTTGATTTAATATCGTTACACTTGAATAATTGTGATTCTATTGGTTTTAGTGTTTTAATACTCATCTCTGACTTTTTAGTTTCCAATTCACTTATATAAGATAAAATGGATTCTAAGGATCTCTTTTCAGTTTCGATCATTTCATTTATTTGTTCTATCTTTTCAGTCTTCCTTTGTCTCAAAGTATTAACATACTTAGATGCCATATCAATTTTTTGATTAGTATGCGAGATACTACCGTCAAGATCATGCAATTTAACCCTAAGTAAGGAAACTTTTTCTCTTAGTAAAGAATTCATTACAGAAAATATTTGTATATCTAATAAGTCTTCTATAATGTTACGACGATCTGAAGGCTTCAATTGCATAAAAGGCGTAAAGTTGGCCGCACCCAACATCACTACCTGTAAAAAAGTTCTGTAATTGATTTTTAATATTTGATTTTCTAGTACAGATTGATAATCGACATTACTAGAATCTTGATTCAGTAAAATACCATTTTCTGTTATTTCAAATATATTTGGCTTAATGCCTCTAGTGATTTTATATTTCTTGCCGTTAGTTTCAAACTCAACGAATACTACACAATCACCTTCATTTACGGCATTAACCAATTTTGGCTTATTGATATTTCTAAAAGGTTTATTGAAGAGACAAAAGGTAAGTGCATCTAGTAATGTAGATTTACCAGAACCTGAAGGACCGAATAAAATTGTGGTTTTATGCTGATCTAAAGCAATCTCAATTCCTGAGTTTCCCGTACTTAATAGATTTTTCCAAAATATTTTGGTAAACCTTATCACGTTCCCTCTTGCATCTTTAAATTAATGGCTTCATGATACAACTTGCTCATGAAGTCGATTATATCACCCTCATTAGATAATTGCAAATTTTTTATGTAATCCACTAAAATAGATTTCGTATCTTTGCCAACATCGACGGACACATCTTCATTTTTTTTCTGAAAAACAAGATCTACTATAGAAACGTCAGCCGGAGATTTATTGTATAAGTTATCTAAAAACTTATCAAGGAAATAAGGATTTGTTTTATTTTTAATAATAATTTTTACATACTTGTTCGTAAAAGAATTATAGTCAATATTAGATAGATCATTCATTGACATATGTTCATCGTCATATTCAAATTTGATAAACATACTTTTTGGATTCTCAAAGAATTGCAAGGAGCGATCATTGAAATCGAAAATATGATAACCTCTAGGATCTCCAAAATCAGACCAGGTCATACCATATGGAGAACCCACGTATGTTATATTACTTTTAGTAGATCTATGGTGATAGTGGCCGGACAATACTATTCTAAACTTTTTCAAAACTTCTTCACTCAGTCCGTGTGTGCTTTGATGTCCCTTGAACATATCAAAACCCATAAGTTCAAAATGTCCAAAACAAATATCAGATCTAGCCTGATCCAATTCTTTTATGAATTGTTGTTCTTGTCCAGATGGAATCCAAGGACACAGAAAAACTTTATACCCATCATTTTCCCAAAGGTGTGGTTTGTCGTAGACGAATATATTTGGATATGAATCCAATAATTGCATACTATTCACATCATTCGTATTCTTGTAATATACATCGTGATTACCTACTATTACGTGTAGAGTAATTTTATTTTCGCATAAAATATCAAAAAAGTTTTGTCGCCAATCTGATAGAGTTTTAAAGTTGATGTATTTCCTTCGGTCAAATACATCACCCAAATGAAATACATGTTGAATACCATTTTGCTTCATTCTTGGTATGAAGTCATCACGAAGGTATTCAATACAAAATTGTGAGAAAAATTGAGAATCATTTCTCACACCAATGTGTTGGTCTGCTATAATTCCTACTTTCATTTATTCTATCAACTTATTCATTTTTTGTTTACTCTTTGCCTTTTTGGCAAAGTTGTTAGTTTCAAATTGTTCAATATATTTTCTCATGTTAATATCTGCATACTCACTACCATATCTCAAATTACCTTCAATGCCTTC